CTTCTCAGAATAGCAGTCAAAACTTGAATATTCACTTCCTCCCTGAAGATCCGGAATATACTTCTCTTTTAGGAATTTAAATAGTTCTGATTCATTCATAAATCAGCTACTTTTTGTGTGTAAAGGTCAATTAGTTCTTGATAGTCTAATTTGCCCATTTTTTTTGTTTGATGCCTTTTGTGTTCAAGAAAATCCATTCCGCCTTTGCCAATTTCTTTTTCCAGTCTTTTATAATATTCGATATAATTGCCTTTTTGAGCAATATTACATCCGTAGCACTGGGGGCGACAATTTTGTTCATCATACCTTAGGCTTAATATACCCCTTGAATAGAAATGACCGTTCTGTATTTTCTTATAAGGCATTACCTTATCGCAAGTAAAGCATTTTACATCTAAATTCTCATCAGCGTACTTTAAACGGATATAAGTAGAAAATATAGCATCTGCTTTCTTTTTTAGTATGGTTGTACTCATAATATTTTATTTAAAATACGCATTCGCAAGGTTTAATATCTACTTCAAAATCAAACTGCATTACTCCAGCTAATTTCTTTTTTGTAACCAAAACTTCTTTTGATTAATATGCTCTGTTGGTTTTATCCCTAATCGTTGCATTTCTGCAAATTTAGGTTTTAAATCTATTAGGAAATTATTCTTAATTATAGAGTAACCTATTTCTTCTTCAGTCTTAATAGCTTTTTCAAATATATCCTTTCTTTCACAATAAACTACATACCAGTGCTGCATACCTCCTTTTAAGCATCCAATACAATTAGCGTGTTTAAATAAAGAATATAAGTTAGGTCTTTTAATGCCTATTTCAGTTGTTTCAAATATTGTTCTTTCACTCCATAAAGCTAAAGGATAATCTGTCTTATAACCGTTAGCAGCCATTATTGAACTTCTTCTTGTAATTCTATTAGGCTCGTTCTTATCAAATCCGTAATAAACTATAAATTCCCCTTCAATAGTTTTAAGCCACTCCATAAACGGTTGTGTTTTCATTACTGAAGTACATAAGGCTTGTCTTGTTTTAGTGTTTATAAAGCTACCACATTCAATAACTACATCAAATTGGTCTTTAGTTTCGTGTCCTTCAAAAGATACATAAGTAATAGGTAACCCTAAATAATTAGCCACTTCTTTCTCAAAGCGTTCTACATCTGCATCTTCTAAAATACATTCGTGATTGCAAAGAATAACATTTTCTTTACCATACTTCCTTACAACTTCTATTGCTACTATTGCTGAACTGTGTCCGCCTGAATAGCATATAATATGCTTCATTTTAATAAGATTTTAGTGTAAAACATCTCGAACACTACTCCCCAAATAATAGAAAATAGAACTATATCAAAATACCCAAATATAGGCTTGTAAGTTACAATAGCTAAAGAAATAAAGAGTAGCATCAAGGCTTTAAATAAATGCCACCCATCCGTAAGAAACGATAGCATAGTTGAAGATAAAAAAAACTTCTCGCCATTTTCTTTTTCGCCCCACTGCCATTTGTTTCTCCAGGACATATTCCAATCCCAAAACTGTCTATTTTTAAAGTTTCCAAATATAGAAACATAATACCTCGTTGAAAGTACATCCATTACCGAATTACAAATAGCTGCTAATATTATAAAGATTATTGTCATAAGTTGTCATTAAAGTTACAAAAGTTCCCATTTTGGGATTTTTAAAGCTCATTATTCGTATAAATGCGTATCAATACGGCTCACTTTTGAGCTTTATTTGTAGTCAGGACAGGATTCGAACCTGTATCTCAAATCGGGTCTACATTACTGCGACTACTTTATTGAGTGTTACCATTACACCACCTGACTATTATGCGTTCTATCAAAAATGGAAGTTATTGCGCCTATACCATTTCGTTTATTCCACTATTGCGCCTATTTTTCTTGCTCTGCGCTTATTTTTTCCACTATAAAGCTAAAATTGGAAATTATTTTCCAAATGTTTCGTTGTAGAATTGTTGAAAATTATCTGTTTTACCAAATAAACCATCATCCCAAGCATCTTTCATTTGCTCCTTCTCCATTTCTTTGGCTTGTCTTACAACCTCTGCTGCAATTGTTAAATTTTCCCTACTTATTAATTTATCTATATCTAATTCTGTTAATAAAAAGTCTAATGCCGTTTGTTTTTCCATTTTGTTAAATGTTTGTTGCCCTTTTAAAAATTCTCGCAAACCATCAACAACTTCTTTGTCATTTTCTACAAGTTTGCCATTTACAAAAATGTCTCCGTTTTCACAAAGTTTTAAAAGCTCTTTTATCCCATTATTTTTTAAAAAAACAACATTTTGTTCTGATATTAATAATGGACTTGTCATTAGACTTGTTTTACTTTTAGTGTTAAATGTTTTCATTTCCCTTTTGTTTGTCATATTATATCTTTCCAAATGTTTCGTTGTAGTATTGTTTACCTTTTGTTGGTAATTCATCAGACCAATTTTTATAGTCGTAAAAAGAATCTATTGCATCTATTATCTGCTGCTTCTCAATTTCAAGATATTCGTTAAACGTTTCGTGTGCTGAAAATTGTATAACACCATCTTTATTCCTACAATCAACTAAGATATATTGTAATAATTTCATTACTGCTGTTTCTCCCATTTTATTTGTTGTTTAAAGGTTTTCTATTTCTTGTTTAACTTCAGTCCAATATGATAAGCCATCAGATGGTCTCCATCTAAATTGACCTAATATCTCATCTACTGCTATTAATGCACATTGTTTGGCTTCATTCCAACTATCGTATTCCCAAGATAAATCTCCTCTTGTCGTAATTACATTCATTTTTAATGGAAATCTTTGATAAAACTTATCTACTAATTCGTTTGCTTTTTCTTTTGGTGTCATTTTGTTTGTTGTTTAAGTTTATAATTTGTTAATTGTTTTTTTGGTGCTTGTTAAATATTTGCATAAAGTTTTAGTAAAGTTTCATTCACTTTGTCCAGTTAATTCGTTAAAAAACAAGACATTATATCCTTTGTAAATATTACAGGTGTTAAATCTTATCAATTGCACCTATACATCTTTTACAAGTCATCTATCATTTCAAGCGTTTTAACTCTTTCAGTCAATTCTGCTATAATTATTTCCGCTTCGTGCCTCAAAGTTAATAATTCACTTCGTAATAAAGAATTTTCTCCTTCTAAATCAGTCATCATCACAAAAGCTAAATTAAGCGTTTCTAAAGCATTAAGATTGTCTTTGTAGGTCTTACTATCTAATTTAGTTTTATTTGCCTCTAATAGCTTTATTTGCATCACTAAAAGTAAATCTGCTATCCTAAACAAAGTAGCCTGTCTAAAATCAGTCTTTGGAATCCTTTTATCAAGTTCATCCTGTAAAATAGCTTTTAATGGCTCACTTAACTCGTGTAACTTTCTCATCACTTAAAATAAATTTTTTGTCTTGTACTGGGTTAATTAAATTAATAATCTCTCTTAAAGCATCCACATAATACTGCGAAGATAGCTTATGGATTGGTAATTGTTCAAATAATTCTAAACTAAAAAGCCTGGCTTCCGAATGTTTAGCAAATTCTTGTAGTGTCATAATTAAAAAGGTAATATTTTTGGTTTTTCAAATGTAACATAATTTCCTGCATAACTTTTAATTCCATTTATTTCTTCGTAATAGCAGTTTTTCCACTTATCAAAAAATAATGTAGCTTCCCCTACTTCGCCTATGCCTTTAGGTTTAGTTTTTTGTACTATAATCTTTACTTCGTTGCCTTGATAAGGGTTTCCATCTTTAGAAACTCCAAAAGGTGGTCTCCATACGCAAATCATTTGTTCCCCCTTTCTAAACGATGTTTCGCCACCATCTATAAATCGTGGGTCTGCTGGAGGATAATATTTAATTCCTGTTGCATCATCTATAACCTTTGCACCTGTTTCTCTTGCTATGTGCATTATAATTGTATGGTGGTAATTATACTCCCTTGCGTACATTCTAATCTTACCTAATACCCTTGCCATATACATATCCCTTTGCTCGCCGTGTAAATCGTGCTTTACTTCGTTAAAAGGGTCTGTTGTTACTGTGTCAAACTTAACTCCATATTTCTCAACCGCTTCGTGAAAGTCATCTAAAGTTATATCTTTAACTCCTAAATCCATTATGTAAAAGTATTGACTAACCTCTAATCCATATCTATACATTTCTTGTTTAGTAAGTCTTTGTAGCTTATTACCATCCAAGTCAAAGAATGGCTTACCTGCCCATTTATGTATAATCTCTGCAAATATTTCTGCTGGAGTTCCCGTTTCGGGACTAAAGATTAAATGTTTCCAACCTTTACTTTTTGATAAGTTGATTAGGCATTCCCACCAAAATTCCGATTTGCCTGATGCAGGAGTTCCGTAAATGTAAGAAGTTGCACCTTTTTTAAAAGATATTAGCTTATCTACATCCTGGAAACCTATTGTTTCTCCTTTGATTAATCCTGTATCGTATAACGAATCTAATTCGCTTTGTACATCGCTATATTGTTTTATAAAGTCCATTAGTAGTAAAATGTTGGTATGATAGGTGCTTGTACTTTTATTTTGTGTTCTTCTTTAAACCAAACTTCTTGCATCTTTAGCTTCCAGTTTTTAACAGGTCTATTATTAGAATCATTCCAATTTCTATTGTTATAAAAATGGTAAGCCTTTTCTGCTTCAGTCTTTTTGTATTTATGTTCTTCAAAGTAAGCTAAAACTTCTTCTAAAGTAGGAATAATAAATTTACCTATATCTTTCTTT